TGTGCTCGGTGTAGGTGTTTGCCGCCATGGATGGTCTTTCGAGCCAATCTGGCTTGCGAGGAACAAGCTTTTCAAGCTCTTGCTCGGTGACAAACTTGCCTTTGTACTTGTATTTGACTATGCTCATTATCCAGCCCCCTGCAACATCGAGTTTCTTTGTTGCGAATTGATTTGCGGGTTTCCGCCCATCAAGGTTTGTATCAATGCGTTGTTTCTGGCGGCTTCTGTTCCACCACTACTGATATTCCTTCGGATTGTCTCCCTGGTCGTCGTCGGAGACTGGCGAATCGTGTTCTCGTCGCCACCTAACATGTCCGAAGGGTTTGCAAACGTGATGAATCGCTTAAACTCTGGTCGATTTTTCAGCCTTGCGATCTCGTCAACAATTGCCTCTGCGTCAATCGAGGCTCCCGATGCCTGGAACATCGGCCAAAGCGGTGCGATCTCACGCAACACCTGGAAGAGCTCCTGAAGCTTCTGCTCGGGAGTTTTGAAAACCATGGAGTACGGTTCCACTCGGAACTCATAATCGTCAAAGCTTCCTTCCCTGTAACCTGGAGTCCAATCTGAATTAACTTCGATACCAGTGTTACCAACAGGCATAGATGTTTTGAGCTCAAGTGTCGAATCCTCCCACATGAGACGACCAAGATCCAAGATGCACTCCGAAGCAAACGAAACTACAGACATTCGCATGTCCGCTACGTTCTTGGATACGTTTCCGTGAATCAGTTCTTCCTGGCCGAGTGTCGATGCCTGCTGACCAAGCCCACCCATTGCCTGAAGGTTTCCAGCAAATCGATCGTACTCCGATTGCAAGAAGGTAGCCAAAGCCATGTCTCTTTGGTCGATACCGCCAACCTCGAATTGCTTGATCTGATCTGGACTTCGACCTCTGTACCAACCGTTGCGCTCTGATGTCCTGATTCGCTCCGCGTCGTCTTCCATTCCTGGTGGATAGATATTCACCTTGCGATGGGAGTCAGAATCATCCTCCATTCGCCTGTGTAAGCGGTTCTGTAGATCGTGCATCCCCTTGAGGTTGATCGCCGGAGACGTTGGTATCACATTGTCTGGAGTGTCACCAAGCGACAGGAACTTGTACGGGCCAGCTTGCGATCCGATCCAATCGCGCTCGATTAGAGGCGGCAAATCTTGCTGATCACACACCATGGTCGCAATGGAGTTGTTCTCTGCGATCCATACGTCCATCAACCAAACCATATCCTTCAGATCGTCATCCTCGGCACTACCCGAGTCGGATCCAATGTCCCTGACTGCACCGACGGAATCCTGATGTTGCCTGGAGGTTGGTTTTAGCTTGTCCTTGACCTTCTTGTCGTACCCGGGCTCATCCATCACCTTTTCATAGTCAGCTCGGTAGCGATGACCACAATACCGCATCTTGCTGAGCTCTCGGGCTGGCATGTCGAGTATCAAATCGTCGATCGATACGCGATTGAACCACGGCTCACCTGGATCGAGCCAAACATCTTCCTCGGCTTCTAGCAGTCCATGGAAGCGAGTGTCAGTGTCTCGCATCATGACTACGCCACAACCAAGGCAGAAGAACGCATCCATAACGATGGCTCGAAACGTCTTGTCGAGAGCCATGTCGCTGATGAGTTTCTTGAGATTTACCTCAAAACGCCTTGCAAATGGAAGCATTTCCATTCTTGAGGTAGACACCAACACGCTCGGGTTGTTGGCTGCGAGGGCAACCGTATAGATACGTGCCGTCTGGTTCATCAGATTGACGAGAGTCTTGTTCTCTGCGCCTGATTCGGCGTACCAAGAACCAACATAATCCCTGATTAACTCTTTGCGGACGCGACGGAATGGCTCCATCGCATCGCGAGACGAGCGAATCGCTTTTAGAAGTCTGCTTCGTTTTTCAGGGTTTGATAGGTCAAACATTACCAGTCGAATTAACTTCGGAATTTTCCGGTCAATTTCGACTGGGTTTTATCTCCAGCCTATTGCACCACTTCGCCTACTTGGCGATGGATTTACTTCTTGGTCGCAGATGCCGACTTGGCACCTTCGAGCACCGACTTTGTTTGTGCGAGATTCAAAGCAGACTGAGAAAAATGCAGAGCCTTTTGAGCATCGGGCTGAGCCTTTGCTTGGTCTGCCATCTTTGCAATCGCCTGATCCAGCTTTTCGTTCAACTCGGCTTCCATCTTACGCCACTTCTTTCAGGTTTTATCCTTGAATCCTATCGCAATACATCACGTATTCCGAACTTCGGGCTGCCAGAACTGACTACATGTCGTTCCTGACGTTCTCTCCATAAAAAACTACCATACTCTGGAATCTGTCCGTTTTCAATATCGCTGTCAACTTTAGAATCCAAATTCTCACCAGAAAATACCAACCAAGCACCAGCAGCAGCGATCGCTCGGTCTCCGTGGTTCTTCTCGGTCGCACCCTTGTTCTTCGTCGGAGAATGGATGATTCTTCCGTTTTCCCACTCGTACTCGCCGCACTCCTTGAGCATTTCTTCCGATCTCGGAGTGTAATCGCCCTTCTCCATCGCCAAGGCAAATTGTTCAAACATATCGGCTTTGTCGGCATCCCTGCAAGGAAAACCAGCCTTCCTGGACTTTTTCTGCGATCCGAGCTGCGTAACGTCTCGATAGAAGATGTTTCCGTAGCTACAAACCTCAACTACCTCTTTGGCGAAACCTCCCGAGACACCTGAGTCTTCCCAGCCAAGCAATGCTTTGCGCATCCAAAGGCACAAGCCGACGACCATCCTGGCGAATGGGCGTGGCTCAAGCCCTTTAATCACGTACTCGAGTATTTCTTCCCCTGTTCGATTGTCGATACCGGAGGCTACCGAGTTGGACGAATAGGCGCCAACACCACCAGATGCGATGTCGCAAGCGATCGTAAACGGCCCAAGAGGTGGACTGTTGTCTATCCCAGGTTTGAACCACAGCGACAGTGGCCCATCGTCCCTGGGGACTAAACCTTTGAGCTCGAGCGTTTCGCTGTCAAATATCGGTGTGCCTCTCCAAACAGGCTTTTTGCCGTGGTTTTTTTTCATCCGATCAAGCAGGTCTGGCGAGAAAACCTTGCCGGATGATCCCTTGGCATCCATGTCGAGCTCGCGTGCGATGTACCGAGGCGTAGCTCCGGGAAGCAGGCAGTGGGAGTCGTACCAAGGCGATCTGAACTTGCCTTCTATCTTGTGCCCTCTCCTTTCGATCGCTCGCAACTCCCTTTCGTGCGTGGAAACGTACTTCTCGACCTGTTCTTGTTCGTCTGGGTTGATTGCCGTCACAACACCGTCTTTTTTGATGTACGCCAGTTTTGCGTGCTCAGGATTCTCCTTCCAGTCAAGTGCGTAGACTCTGGTGTTGTCTGGATCGGTTGCCGACTCGTAAAACACACCCGTATCGGCACCGAACGTCGAGCAAAGGAATATGCAGTTGGTAACGTGAGCCACCGAGCTCATGATCCTGTAATCGATTCCATTGGCAATGAACTCCTCCGATCCGACTTCGTCAAACGCAAAGAGGGTGGTTCTACCGCCCCGTGCAACGTCTGCCGTAGCCGAGTAGCCGATCCATATCGCATCGGTTTTCGGGATCCTAATCGTGTGGTCGGTGATGTTTCTTTCGTATGGATTGCCGTCCATCATCCACACTGGCAACTTGTCGAGCATGTCTGAAAGCTTGTTCATCACCGCCGACGGATCTTTAGAATCGACCGTCTTTTCGTTTCGAGTAACAAGACCTGATGAAAACCCCTTTTCGGTAAGCGCCCTACGGATCTGCACTCCGAGATACGTGTAGGTTCCGCCCTGAGCTCGGCTCTTCTTGAGTGTCACCGACACCGGATGCTCAGTAGCCATCGCCTCGGTGATCGCGTCATCCATCGCCAGAATCACTGACTCTTGGTGTTTCCACGGGATAAACGGCTTGGTTTTGACTTTCGCTCTCGGCTCATGCACCCAAAGAGCAAACGCGAAGAAAAACAGAACATCAGTCTCGCAGGCTTGTAGCAAAGCACTTCGGAATCGCTCATCGACCAAGGCTCGCTCCCTGCAAGCGATACGCCACTCGAGGTTTTCCACAGGATCTTTTGGAACTAGGTCGTAATACAGCGATGACATTACCACGCTTAACCTTGTTTTTGCCCCACCAACTCACCGAATCTAAGGGCTTCGGAAAAGTTCGGGTTGGTTAGGGCTTTGTGCATAAAAAAAGGCTACGCAACTTTCGTCACGCAGCCTACAGGAGACTTGCTCACAATGGAGTAAGGTGCAATTACTATAACCGACGACTTTTCGATGTCAACAGTCATTTCTTTGAGTCGATTTTTGTTCGCCTGGAAGCCATGAACTCGTCGAGGTTTTCTCGCCAGTAAGGATGTCGCATATCGTAGAAAAATCGATCGACACCTGCCATGATTTTACTTTCAAGCCGTTTTGATTCAACTTCCGCAACCTTTTGAATTTCTTCGGTTGTAAGATCGTGGTGCGGCATTCCTATCTCCTCTCGAGAGCCTCTTGCATGCTCATCGTCTTGAGTCTTGCCCTGAGTGTCGATTCCTTGATTTCGTAGGCAAAAGCCCACTGCTTGAGGCTCATTTTCTTGCCGGCGTACTCGATTCCACAACTGCCGCAGGAGGATGTGTGCCCGCTTTGCATGTGATCGAGCCTCACTTCGACTTCGTTTCCGCACGAACACTTACACAGGAATTTTCGCTTTCCGCCAGAAAAATGCTCTCGAATAACCGTTAAGTTTCCGTATTTCGATCCAGCAGGAACAACCGTTCGACGCATCAGTAATCCAACTTCCTAAGCGATTTAACGATCACTTTCCCTTTGGTTTCGACTTCGGCTGAGTTTTCTTTGTCGACGAAGACTTCTTGCAGCTCCCTTGACTGTAAGGCTTCTTACCCTTCACAGGTTCATAGCCTTGCCAGCATCTTCCGTTTTTCATGACATCTACCTTTGAAAAGATCGACAAACTGGAACATTGCGCAATGAATATACCTCTTTGCCCCGATATTGCAACTATCTTGACATTTTGGATACCACCCTACTTGACTATACATTCAAAGCGCATATTCTTCTTTGCGCATGGTTCGATTGTTTCTTTTAATTCAGGAGGTTTGCTATGTGTGTGGCGGTTTACGTTCGAGTTAGTACGGCTGAACAGAATCTTGCTGGTCAAAAGCGCGAGATTATCAAGTGGCTCACTGGAAACGGTATCAATCCGGATACGGTGATTTGGTACATCGACAAGGAGAGCGGCGAAACCCTTGCGAGACCTCAACTTGAGCAACTTCAGCGCGATATCTTCAATGGCGCAATCAAAACCGTGGTTGTCTACAAGCTCGATCGACTTTCGAGATCTTTACAGGATGGAGTAGAAACCCTTTGTTCTTGGTGCAGGAAAGGTATTCGAGTTGTCTCAACTTCTCAACAGATCGATTTCACTGGTACGATCGGTCAATTGATCGCTGCGGTGCTGTTTGCTGTTGCTGAGATGGAAACCAACACCCGAAGGGAGCGACAGGCAGCAGGTATCGCCGCAGCGAAGGAGAAAGGAATTTACCAAGGCAGGAAAAAGGGCGCTGTCAAAGCTGGCGTTGACATATCGAAGGCGCCGAAGCTTATCGGGAAAGGTTTATCCATCGATGAAGTAGCGAAAATCCTTGGAGTCAGCGGTAGAACTGTCTACAGGTATCTAAAGACTGCTTAATCTGACGCAATCAAGACTACAACCAGACAGCGTTTTGCAGGCAACTGCGAAACGCGACAGGTACAAGCGCACCCCAGGCCCATAAATAGTATGCAATCTCGCTACCTGCCGGAATCCAGGGGTTTTTTCCTGGAACTGACCAATGGGCTTATTCGGAAAGGGTAAGAGGCGGGAGACCTGCATCTCCTTATCGCCGTTTGCCTAACCAGCGTCCACCCATCGCCAGCCTGCTGCACCTGTTCGACCCTTGAGGTTAAGAGCATATCCACGCCGCAGGACGCTTCGCTTACTCAATCCCATGCACTTTGGCGGTCTTCCACAGATCGGGCAACTAGCTCAAACGATTGCAGGCACAAGCGCCGGATCCCCGGCATTACACTCATGCCATTTACGTGCTCTCCCCCAGGATGTGGTTTTGGGGGAGAGCTGTGCGGTAGGATTACGCACGAAAAGACGCCTTGCGGCGAAAGTTGAAATCGAACTGCAATCCTACCTGTACTGAATCCACTCAGCACTTCCAATGTTACTCGCTCGGGTTGGTGTCGTCAACACCTTTTTCGGTTTCTTTGAACCCGTACCAATACAGCTCGTCATCGCTGTCGGCCACCCAGCGGCTCGCCGAGGCTTCGCAACTGAACTCTTGGCTGAAAACCTTCCAGTCGGGGCGACCCTTTA